TCACTCTATCATGAAAATGTCTAGTAAGTTCAACATCTATACCTAAAGACGCAAACAATTTATCTGCATATTTTTCTATTTGATCTAAGTCTGTCTTAGATACTCTTTCGAAAATATATGTAGAAAATGATTTCATTTATCTAATGCTTCTAGTTGTGCGATTAGTTTATCTTTTGAGTATCTACGATCTAATTCAACACCCAAAGTACGACCATATTCTTCTAATTGTTTTTTGGTCTTTTTAGTCAAATCAACAGGTTCTTGTCTAATTTTTGACCAATCTGGTTCTTGTCTAATACCTTCATTATTGAGAATTTTTTTAAAAAAATTTCCAAACCAAGACATATTATTTTCCTTCCAACCATAATGTGGTTATCTTAGCATTTTCTTTTATAAGTTTATCAACTTGATTTTGATATGATGAAGTTTGAGATACAAGTAATCCAAATGTAAATAAAACTATAAACCATAATCCTAAAAAAGTTATCATGACTATACTTGATATTAATTTGTCTTCTTTCATAAATACTTTCGGCATGAAAAACTGTCAGGGGTTAACCTTTGGTAAGTTAGCCCCATTCTATTTTCTTTTTGATCCTATTAATCTACTTTTTTCTGCTCTACCCCTATTAATACTTTGATCTTCCATTCCCACAATTTTTCCTTTTTTATGTGATGCATCTTTACCATCACCATTACCATAAGTTCCCTTGTCCCGATTGTATTTATTTAATTCTGCTCTATATTTTCTCCTCTTTTTTGATGATTGGAACTTTTTATATTCTACTTTGTAGTCTCTATCCTCTTCAAATGATAATATTTTTCTCTTATTTTTTGGATCTAGTTTAATATTTTTAATACCAAATCTCATTTTCATATTTTTCTTTTTCGTTTCATCTGAAGCCAAGTGAGAAAGATTATCCCAATAGTGTTGCATCTGTGCAATTTTTTGTGGTTGTGACATTGATCTTTCATCAAGTTTAGGATCATATTCTCCAGTCATAGTGGCCAAGAATGATAGACGGCTTTGCCACTTTAAAGGGTCTATACCTTTTTGTTGTGCTTTTACAAGAATTTCAAGAGCCTTATCTTTCGAAATTTTTAATTTCTTTGACACTTTACTTGCAATACCTGAAAGTTTTCCTTCTGAATAATCGTTAAAAGATATCATCTTTTCCTCGCTGGTACTTCTTTTGCTACAACTTGTCTTGTGTATACTTCTAATTCTACGTCAGAATCCCATTTTTTAATTGGTTTTCCAACATCTTTTATTTCATCATGATATTCATAATCAGCATCTTCATATCCTTTTACCTCAAGAACATGAATTTTCTTAATCTTGAAATTATTGACTATTTGTTCATCCCATGAATTATCAGTTTGTCTTTTTGATCTTGCATAACCATACATAACACTACTCATAACTTTTTGATGTTTTTTAAGAACGTTCTCCACACCATCAAAATAATCTTTTATCACTGCTGCTACTTTTTTACCATCATATTTTAAATGACTTCTCATTTCACGCCATGCTTCCAGAAAGTCTCCATAATTACGATCCACATATTTTTCAACTAAGTCTTTTTTTAATTTCCTAATATCTTTTTCTACCATATCAATAGATCCATAATTACTCCTTGCGGCTGATGCAAAGTAATCTAATGTGACCCATCTTCTACCCGTTTTATCAACTTTACTCATTATATCATCTTTAGCAGATACGAGAACATCGGCTACCATCTCTACTACGATACCACCACCTGTAGCTACACCACTTCCCATATATTTTCCCATCATTGAGAAAAATGCAGAAATGGATTTTTTACTTCCTTCCATTCTCACCAATTTGTGAAGTCCTTTTAAATCAGTAGCATGAAAGACTGTGGAACGAAAAGACTCTGGAAAAATTCTTTTCAACATGGGACCAGATATTGGTATATGATCTGATTGAGTGAACACATAATCCGATGTACTATATACAGAATATTCTAGTAAAGTTTTCATGATACCTTTGCTGCTAAGTCCCTATCTGCTCCACCCCATGTTCCTTTACCTTTTGTGATAAAACTGTTTACTCTGGCAAATGCCCATTGTTGTGGTGTAGTACCTGGTCTATGACCTCCCTTGTATGCGGCCATTCCTCTATCATAAACTTTCTTGAGAATACTGTACGAGATTCCAGACTTTTTTGCTTTATTCTTCAGACCTTCAATTGCTTCTCCATACATCTGTTTATATTTCAAAGTATGTTTGGATGGTTTGGTTTTTGCAGATGCATCGCCTGGAGCAGGACCCTTCTTCTTTTTATCGAAATGTCTTGCTCTTGCATCCTTAGTAGACTTTGCCATATCTCCCGCATAATACTTGGCAGGTTGTGACCCTTCACGATCTTTTATGTCTTTGTCTTGTGCAATCTCTCTAAGTTCTTTGAATGTTTTCATCAGTTATCTACCTTTGCATCAGCTCTCCATTGGTAACAACTCCAATATCTTGCTTTCCATTTGGGTCCTGGATCATCACAGTTATGTCTTGCACGAAATGATTTTCTTCTCGCAGGATCATCTCGTTTAATTTCCATATTAGGATCACCAAAACCTAATTTGATTACATTACCTTTTTCGTTCTTAACATAAACGTAGAACTTTTTCTTTCCATCACTAGCTCTTGTTGGATTATTAAGTTCAACTTTTCTACCTTTATATTCGGCTTCTTCTATTTCAGTAAAGTTTTTAAATGATTTCATTTGTCGTCTAGCTCGTAATTAAATGCTTTTGTATTACTCTTTGCTGGTTTTGCCATAGCTCTTAACCAAACGTGAATAACCATATCACCAGTTGGTGAAGGAAAAGTAAAAACTGGTTTACCTTTTTTCATTTTGTAATCATCAGTTGCATTTACAGGAAATTTTGCGAGTTTCCTTTTCTTGATTTCATCACTAACGTACTTATCAAGTTTATCTCGGCTAGTACGACCCTCTTTAAACTTTGAATAAGTTTTCATATATTATCTCTTTTTCATTGATATTGCACGTTTTTTAGCAATTTGTGCACCTTTGGATTTACGTTTTCGGGCTGAAACCTTTGCTGCTTTTTTACGAGCCATCATTTCTTTAGCACCCATTTTAACTTCTTTACCACCTACCATCTTAAATCCTTTTTTATCGGTAACTTTTTTTCTCATCTTTTTACCGCCTCTCACTACCATTTTGGTCTTGATGCCTTCCATCCAACGTGAATAAATTTCATCCATTAATCCTTTAAAAGTTTTCATATTACCTTTCTTTATAGAAAATGTAGTGCAAGTGTAACAGTTACACCAAGTGCACTTCCCACTACAACAATCATACCCATAAGTTTTGATTTATATTGATCTAATTTATCTAATCTTTGTTCTACTCGATTTTGTGCATCTAATTGTTTATCATGAAGATCACCAATTCTTGTATGAAGAATTTTTAGTTCATCACGCACAGTAGTATCATGTTTGAGATGATCTTCCTGTCGAGTATTTAACTTTATTATTTGTACTGTAAGCTGCTGAAGTTTGTCTGTGGTGAGATCAAGTTTTTGCAGAAGGGTTTCCGTTTGTTTACCTCTGGCTTCGACCTCATTTTTTAACAGACCGACTTCGAGCTTAACATCTTGGAGCTCTTCTGCCATATTTTTTTATTCCTTATTTTTTACCATACTTTAAATATAACATAGCTCCATTCATTGAATTCTTTAAAATGATAGCAGCTTTAGGATTTTCCTTCCCATATTGACGAATTGCTTCACCAAGTTTATCGTTTCCTACGAATTTTTCATATCTCAAATATCTAGATTTTCCCAATCGTGATTGATAATATACATCTGGAGAAACTACAAATACTTTTTCTCCTGCAAATGTTTCAGTTTCAACTTTTGCATTTTTCCTTTTCTTCTTAAAGGGATCTAAATTAACGTTTCCACCTGCGACACTATTTGCGGGTGCGTCTTCTCCCATAACACTTGGTGTTTTACCTTTGTAGTAAACATTACCCTTTAATGCTTTTTCTGCTTTCTTAACATCTTTCTTTTTGACATATACCTTGTTGTTCTTCCATGTACCCTTTAAGTTTACATCACTCAATGCCATTTTTATTTGAAGTGAAATTGATTCATCAAGTTCAACTTCTTCTTTCATGGAAGTGATATTAATTGTTTTATCATTCATTCCCCATGAAACAAATTTACCTCTATTATAAAGATAAAATTTTGCTGTCTTTTTCTTTGGATGGTCTAAGGATTGTAAAGTCATTTTCTCTGGTGTTTTTCCAGTTACTTTAAACTCTCTCCACACATCCCCCTTTGCAGCTGTGGATTGATACCAAACTTTAAAAGTATCACCAGTTTTTAATTTATTGTAGAATTTTAATTGATCTGTCGATTTCATTTGTGGTGGCGGAGCTGCTTCATCAAGTTCAACTTCTTCTGAAATTACTTCAAAAGCCGCTTCAAGACCACCAACTAAAACTTTTCCTCCCATTGGGGCATAGTCTCTTGGTGTTTCATGTTCATTTGCATATTTACCAATATAATTCTGTATTGCTTTTCTATCAAACTTCCACCCTTTAATGTTGGTCATATTTGAGCCATATTCATAAGATAGACTTATACCATTTCTCAATACAATTTCCCAATCACCTCCCCATGATTTACCACCGACAGGATCACCAACAAGTTTTTGTTTATACTTCCTTGCCATTGATTCAATGTCTTTTGATGAATAAAGCTTTTTTTGTGTCGATAAGAGCTTTGCTCTCATTTTATCAGTTAGAGTAGCTGAAGGTACATAATCTGGATCTAATGAAGGTCTTCCTTCTGTTATAAAACTTTTGAAGTTTGTTATTAATTCTTCTTTCATCAAAGTATCATGATTGTCTATAGCCCATTGATCTGCATCTTTCTTATCTTCAAATTCTTTAACTTTTTTACCACTTTTATTATATACACACCACATTCCTGTTTCATCATTTTGCATAACATGATCAGTAGGGTCCATTTCTTCAGGAAAGGGAGGACTCTCTTTGAAAAGATCTTGAGGTGAGACTTCTTCTTTTGCCATCTTCATTGCAAAGTCTATAGATTTCATAAAACCACCTTTGGTCTTAATCATTGTTTCAAACTTCTTTCTTGTGGCAGGTTTTAATGCATTATATACTCCCATTAAAGCAGATGCAGAGAAAAGATCAACTCTTGCTTTACCATCTTTAAACATGAACACTGCATTCTGTTTGTCTTTTACAATCTGTTTAAGATTATCTACTGTTGGTTGTACTGCTACTTCCTTTTCATTAATTTCTTCTTCACCAAACGTAATAGGTCTACGTGCTTTTCCTGTTACAGTTGAACCATATCCTGCTCCTGCTCCCCCTCCACCTTTTCTTGATATACCAAATGCAAACTGGCTAGGACTAGAAGATGAACTACTTTTCTTCTTAGAGGGAGATCTACCATAAAGCCTCAAGTCTTTCATCTTTTTGACTTTTCTTGGTTTAATTTTTAATTTCATTATTTTCTTTTCATCTACATCTTCTTCAACTTCTTCTACCATAGACACTTCAAGTTTATCATAATCACCCTTTTGCATGAGATCATCCATTGCCTTTTGAGCTTTTCCACCAGAACTATATGTACCAAGTATTTTACCATTTTTATCTTTAATTGTATACTTACCTTTTTTCCATCCTTCTTCAACTTCTTCAGTAAACTCAACAGGAACTAAAACTGTTCCTATTTTGTTATCATAAGTCATCATCATTTCTTTGCCCTTAGTAGAGTTCTTGAAATCTCTATGAACTTTACTAAAATTCTTTCTGGAAATTTTAATAACTTTTCCATCATATTTGTAATCTCTATCTACAAGGACTGCTTCTTGCATAATTTCTCCCAATTCTTCTGGTATGTTTGGTTTCATTCCTTTATTATGCATATGCCAAGCAAGTGCATAAGGATTATCTATTCCTTTTTTCTTTTTCATTGCTTTGATAGTACCTTCCCATCCTGGCGGTGCTACTTCTTTAAACATCCAATCGGGAGTTCTATCTGTAATCTTTACACCTCTTTCTTTTCTACCTTTTGTAATACGATCAGCGGCATCTTTTTTTAGATTACCTTTTTTGTCAAAGAATTTAGCAAGATGAGGAGGTAAATTATGACCCTTCTTATCAGGCTTCATGTGGTCTTCTCTTAAATTACTAAATGTTTTCTTATCTAAATCTCCCTCATAATTTTCTTTGAGAATGAGTGCATCATTTTCCCAATCAGTTTCTAAAAAAGATAAAAAAGATTCTTGTAATTCTTCTTCTGAAATACTATCATCTTTATTTTCTTTGATCAACCATAGAGCTGCGGCATAAGATGCTAAACGAGATTTTCCAAATGGTATTTTTTCCATCAGTCTCTTGAGTTTCCATACCAAACGATGCATCAAAGTATAGGCGTCTTTTTCTTCTTGAGTTTTTAACTTCCTATGTTTTTTGAGAATCTTTCCTCTTTCATCTATGATTCCCAATTTGAAAGCATCAGTTTCGTTAAAAGGTTGTGTGAGTATTCGCAAAAACTTGTATATAAAAAATACGTTTAGCGCCCCACCAACTACACCTTCTCTTAATACTGTCATCTATACCTTTATTGATCTTAATCGAGTAATGATACCATCATCCAAAAGAATATCGGATGCTCGTACCGTTTCCCCTCTAATCGAATCTATCTTTTCTGGCATTCGATCCAAGAAGATTAAGAATGTTTTTAATATTGGCCAAAAATCTTTTTCTATTTTATAAAACAATATTCTTGTGCCAGCTTGCACTGAAAAAACATTGTAAAATACTATAAGGTGATTAAGAATTAATCGTTCCTTTAATTGACCAGTATTTGTGTAGATATTAAAGAGTCTTTTGATATACTTAATTTTCTTTAAGTCATCATAAAATTCTTCAATAGCTGTACATTGCATATTACTATATTCCCTCATAGAATACATGAGGAAATTATCATCATTTAGATCATCAAATATCATTTTTCTTCATCAGGCCCAGGTCCGTGTTTTTCATCTGCTAAATCACTACCTAGCTCGACTACTGGATCAACTCTCTCAATAAGTTGATTGATTGCTTGAATTGCTCCTGCAATCATCACTAATTGTTGTTGAGATTTATCACGTTCTGCACCAAGAGCCACAACTCTTTCACTTAGAACTGCTCGATCCCCTTCAAGTTTTGCTTTTTCTGCTTTTAATTCTGTAATACTTACTGATTTTGTCATAATATACCTATCATCAAATAGAGTAGGCCTTTCGACCTACTCCACATTAAAAACCTATGGATTAAGCTACTGTGTAACTATTTCCACCGATTATCTGCCATGCACTATCGTTCCAAAGTAGAACAACAGTATCACCCACTGCGTCTAACTCAGCATAACTTCCACCATCTAAAGTAGTTGGTGTAATTCTTACTGATCCACCATCAACAGTATGTGTGATGATTTTAACTTGACCTGCTTGAGTTGAGTTAGCAAGGGAAACTACTTGTGCCGCACCAGTAGAGGTACAGTTAGTAATTGCTGTGGTGAGGTTAGCGGCTCCAGCACCGGAAAGTGCTTGAGGTGTTCCGGCAAATGCGATCCAAGTTGGTATCTTGTTAAATACATTCGCGGCAGTGATCTTCTTGTTGGTAGGTGATCCACTTGGATCATCGACAACGTGGAAAAGATCATCAGTACTTAATGCGGTTGAAGCATTAAGAGCAGTAATTTTCTTATCAGCCATTTTTTCTCCTACGGCTATGTGACGGGACTCGCCACCGTTAAAGACATTACGCTAAAACTCCGTATTCATACGAAAGGGAATGCTCTAGACGTAACTCTGTAAAAAACTATTAAGAAATTTCACTTAATAGTTGAGAGAAACCACTTTCTTCAGCGATCTTTTTGATCTCTGAATCACTAAGGTTTCCGTTTTTAATTTTCCCCCACATAATTGCCGCATCTCTGCGAGAATGTGCGAGGGATTCTATATGATCTCTGGCAGAAGAGGAAACCTTTTTCACTTCTTTTTTAGCTTCCTTCTTCACACTTTTAGCGGCTTTCTTAGCCTTCTTCATTAAATTTTTTGCCATTTCTACTCCAAACATTAATTATTATGCTGTTACTGTAGCAGTTACTCTAACAGCTGCAAGTAAATTCCTTTGTGAATTTATAGTTCCAGAAGCAGTATCTTTAATTGTACCACCATTCAATGCGATTGCATCATGTAGAGCAGTTCCGATTGAAAGAACATCATCTTCAACAAGTGTTTGACTTGCTAATACAAATCGTTTCTGGTTTGCGGTTGAACCAGTTGCAGTGTATACACACTCATACGGCCCTCTACCTGAACCCGAACCTTCGTTACCACTTACAACTTTCATTGATGGTGATCCTGTAACAGTTACGGCTTCATCCCATTCAATTTCAATTTGTAGTGTTTGTGAACCAGCAGATAAATCATGTGGTGCGGCTCCTGTTATAAATCTAACTGCTGAAATTGTTGCTTCTTGTAATCCTGTGGATGCATCTGCACCAGCAAGACCGCCAATTGCTACTAAAACTTCTGCTTGTGCAGAAGCATTATCATTTCCTGATGCGCCAGTTCCCGCGGCTCGAACCCAACCAGAATTCGTGGCGTAAATGTCTCCTCTGTTATAATCAGAATCTTCATCTACAGGCGCGAATTTGGGTTTGTTAGTGCTTACGTCTGCGCCAGTTTCCCATAAAGGCATGTTTTTCTCCTATTAAATTGAGTTGTTATTATTATATTTATGATTTATTATAATTCTCTACACTTGTAAGATCATAATATGTCATAATTTCTTCTTCGCTCTCTACTAGTGCATCTCTTGCACTTTGTAACTTTTCTTGAACTTCTGGAAACCCTAAAAACTTCTTTTTTAGTTCATCAATCTGTTTTAGACGATCATTAACAAGGTCTAATTCAGAATCATATTGTGTCATTTCGTTGTTCCTTGTTTTTGTACCCCTTGAAAGAATGCTCCCCTATTTGGATTATGTGTGGATATTGCTTTACCTACTAAATCTACTACAGGATCTACTTCAGGCAATTCTTCTTTAATTTCGGTATCTGACTCTTTTACTTCAAGTGAATCATCAGGTTTAGTATTTACAATATCATTGACCATAGATGCAACATTTCTTAACTTCTCGGCCTCTGATTTATTATCAAAGTAATTATCATTTTTTTCCATTAGATTCCTTAACTGTAATTTCCTAATTCGATCTCGGCTTTATATTCATCACCTAGCTGTATAGCCACCGACATCTTTGTGTCTTTATCAAAAGTTTTCACGCCTGGAGAGCCGTACAATTTATCATATAATTTTGCACCACTTTCTACCCAATACATCCATAGTTTAGGTGCTTGTTTATGATCATATTTACCACTCTTCATTTTCCTTGCGATATTTTTAATGATAGAGGATTTTTGTCTCATTAAATCTCTTTCATTTTGTATAAACAAATATAATTCTCTTGCTGCCTCGGCATCAACTGCCTCTGAAACTTTTGCACGTGCTTTAGAAACTAAATCCCATGCAGTTCTTGGTCTAATAACTTCTTCTGGTAAATCTTTCCATCCAAAATCTTTCATAATACCATGAACTTCTTTTTTCCTCTTAGGGCTAAGTTCTTTAATAAATTTATTTGGAATTCTACCTTTCTGTAATGCAGTAGCTATTACGAAAAGTTTATCTGCTCCCGCTCCACCTTTACTTGCAAGTTTTTCTATTTCATCTCCCACTTTATTTCTTTTTGGATAAAGATGAAACGC